CAAGCTGAGCTGATGACGGATGAGGGCCTCTTCTGGCAACCAACCGACCCGGTTCGCTTCGACGATAAGGATCTACGTGAGCGGGAACTCTCCTACGGGAAAGGTGGCTTCGCCCTCCAGTTCATGCTCAACCCTAACCTGAGTGACGCTGAGAAATACCCTCTGAAACTGCGTGACTTCATCGTGGGCACGTTTGACATGATGAAAGGACCAACCACCTTGACTTGGATGCCCAACGCCTCTAACGAGGTCAAAGGGGTCCCTCTGGTGGGTCTCAAAGGTGATCGCTTCCATCGCTATGAGGGTGTTGGTCAATCCACTGCGCACTACGCTCAGAAGGTCCTTGTGATCGACCCAAGTGGCCGTGGTAAGGATGAGACTGGTTATGCAGTGCTGTATCAACTCAACGGCTACATCTTCCTGATGGACGCTGGGGGCTTCCGTGGAGGCTATGAGGACACCACTCTGCAATCCCTTGCGAACATCGCCAAGATGTTCAAGGTCAACGAGGTGGTGATCGAGGGCAACTTTGGTGACGGTATGTACCTGAAGCTGTTCAGCCCTGTGATGACCGCTACGTACCCTTGCGCAATCACTGAGGTCAAGTCCAAGGGTCAGAAGGAAATGCGCATCTGTGACGTTCTGGAGCCCGTACTGGGCAGCCATAAGCTGGTACTCAGCGAGGACCTCATTGATAAGGACTACAGGACTGCTCTCAACAACGATGGCACCACTGACACCAAGTACAGCCTCCTTTATCAGCTCACCCGGATCACCCGTGAGCGTGGCTCTCTGGCCCACGATGACCGACTCGATGCTCTGGCTATCGGTGTCCAGTTCTTTGTGGAATCCATGGAGAAGGACTCGAAGGTGGGTGAGTCGGAGATGATGCAGGAGTTCCTTGAGGCTCAAATGGAGAACCAACTGATGGGCTTTGAGGACATCCGTAGGATCTCTGTGAGTGAGTCGGTTGATATCTACTACGAGGATGATGGGTCCATGAGCAACTACATGGGCTGGTAGGCACCTGAGAACGTGACTGGAGAAGGAATTCCGGTCACTCTCAATACGAATTTAAAAACCCTCACTATGGCTACCGTAGGGGGGTCTTATAGGATCTACCTTAAAGACAACCTTCGGGATCATGAGCATCATGTCAGTCGAAGGATGATTGACGGACCCTGATTAAGGATTATCATCATTAGAGGAGACAAGTAACCATGACCAGAGAGAAAGCCACCGTGCTCATCCTTGTGATCAAGCGCTTGGCTCTCTCCCGGTCAACCTACAAGCTCATCGGTGTCCTTCTGGTCACCTTCGGGGTCACTTCAGGCTCAGGCGTAATGGGCTGGGTTGAGACCCTCGTGTGTGTCGCTGTAGGAGGCTGCGGTGAATAGCCAAGGCCAACACGCTCAAGTTCGGTATCGTTCCACTCTACCTCCTTGAGCCATTAGAGCAACAACTCTAAGGGCACCCTAATGGTCTCTCAGAAGGCTCTTAGGGTCTCCCATGAGTCACCTGATAGACGGTACTGGACGATATCCTAATGAGGGCTGATACTGATCCTCAAAGGGAACCTAAAGATGGTCCTAATGAGAATCTGATAGAAAAATCTGAAGGGGCACCTCTCATGGACAAACACCGACGAATCCCCCCATAGGGCCTCTCTCAGCCATCCTAAGGGCCTCTCCTCCCCATAGGGCATCTCAATGATCTCTTGAGGGATACGATGAGGTGACTCGATGATGGCTACATGGTGGGCTCCTTTGGGTTACCGTTGAGGTGACTTAATGATGGCCTAAGGATGGGTGATAGTCAACCTGTGGATTCATACAGTAGTCTGTGTGTCCCTATCTGTTTGGTCATTAGAGCAATGACTCTATAAGGACATCCTTGAGGGCCTCCTAATGTCACACCTAATGCCTGGCCTTTCATGTGATCCTCTAAGGGCCTCCTAATGGTGCCTATAAGGCTGCTGAGGACACTCTCCTAATGAATGTGCTGAGTTGCCTATATAGAAGCGATGTGATGGCTATACGTTGTTACAGTGTGATCTATACACTGTATGAATAAACAGGTTGACGGTGATCATAATCTCTATAGAATGAGCCACATCAACAAGGAAACACGGCCTAACGGGTGTCTCTGAGTTGGTGGTGATGTTAGTAGCTCCTGACTTGCGATCCTACGGGTGCCAAGAGTCACTAAGGGAGTCGAAAAGATCACCACATAGGGCAGCAACAAAACGCTTGACAGCAACACTGATTCACGATTAAATGGCTCCATCGACAAGCAACACGGTCACCGAACAGATGTCATGGGTAGGTGGTCTGGGAGAGTTCAAAGTCTCCAGCTTGTTTCCAAAGGGCAACGAATTGGCTGATAGACACGGCCTAAACGGCACCCTTACGCTCTTTAACAACTCGGATCGTAACACCACGCACTGAAACAGCATCCTCTGGGAAGAGTTGAGGCCGGTGCGTGGCAGTGAAAGGATTTAAAGCAGTGGGCTCACTTGCAGTACAAAGAGAGCCTACGACTGTAAACCCAAACACATGATAGGTGACACCATGGACAATCGCACTGGTGACTGCTACATCGTGACGGGCTCAATAGGCCCTCACTTTGAGCCCCAACTGTTTCGCACTAAGAAATCAGCTAAGCGTTATGTTGCTGAGATCAACACTTATGGCAAGGCTCACGACATCTGGCCAGCCTTCAAGCCGGTCATTGAGCCTCGCTGGGAATCCGACATGATCCGTATGAAGGTGCAACCATGAGCCATCGCACTGATCGACTGCGTAAGGAGCTGGCCGACCTCGATTCACGCATTACAACGGCTGAAGGTGAACATCAGGCCGCTAAGGTCCTCTTTGGGCGCTTTGAGGGCTCTGCTGCTCATCCTATGTGGGAGAAGCTGCGCAACGAGGTGGATAGCACTCTGACGCGCTGTAGGGTCCTTGAGGCCGTATGGCACCGCACTAAGGCTGACCTGCTCGAAGCCCTCAACGCTGATAAGGAGTAACGCACCATGCGTATCCATGACTTAACCGCTGCAATCCTCGCAATGCCTGCCATTGACTCCGTTGTGGAGGCTGTAAGGCTCTCTAAGTTCACTCTGACCCTCAGGAAGCCCGTTAATTTCCTCAAGGTGACCCATAGGGAGCTGAGCTACACGGTAGGGCACTGGGGCGGCTGGGAAGGCCACTACTGGCTTGTAGAGGACACCACGGGGATCATCTTCAGGGTCTCCTCAGTGCGTGAGCTGCGCGACCTCATCAAGCTGTGCTCTGCATCGGTCTATGAGCCTAACGAGGTGCGTCCATGACCAAGTACATCTATCGCTATGCCGGGTACGCAATTGGCTACAACGTGTACTACAACGGCTTCGCCTTCACGTTGGATGGTAAGGCCGTGTCTCCTGCTGACTTCAGAGACGCACTGCAAGCCACTGGCGCCCACAAGGAGACCATTGAGTCTGTCGTGGATGATGTCTACCAAGGCATCCGTGAGGACGCACTACGGCAAGGCTGGCAAGACATCGCAAAGCTCACTATCAGGACATAACATCATGATCACCAATTACAAAACTGAAGCTGTCGCTGCACTGGCCCAAGAGATCAAGGCCACTGGGTTCCGCGTGTTCATCGCTGCAAGTGGAACGCATGGTTTCTATACGGACCTTGAAGGCTCCCGTGTCACCTCCTTCCAGTATGACCTTGGTGGCTTCAAGTTCTTTGGCAACTACAAGACCGACCAACCACGCTCTACAGGCACCGGCTGGGAGGTCCTCAGAGGCACCTTCGCGGATATGCTTGCTGAGTATCCTCCTCAATGGGCTGTACGTGGCGCCAACTGGAAGTTCACGACTCTGGATCAGCACCTTGCAACCTACCAGCCATCCTCACGCTACACAGAGGTTTAATCATGGGCCGCTTACTGAATGCCAACCTGCACCGCTTCCATGAGTTCGTCGCACTGTCTCTCCCAGGCAAAGGTGAGACCCTGTACTTCAACGCTAAGGAAGCCAAGGAACTCGCTAAGGCCCTCAATAAGGTCGCCAAGAGCATCGACACGGAAAGCTTCTTGGAGTCCGAAGTGGGCACCATCACAGTTCACCTACTCAACGAAGGTAAACGCTCATGAAAATGACCAACGAGCAAATCAAAGCCAAGTACCCTCAGACCGCTGAGCGCATCAT